TACAAAATTAGCAGGTACTGGTAATACTACACTAAATATCAGTGAAATACGATATACTGGAGTTACTCTATACGAAAATTATGTATATTACACGGGTAATGTGGCTGTAGGTACATCAACACCATCTTATACACTTGACGTTGCAGGTGATATAAACTTTACTGGTAAACTATACAATGACGATGTAGAGTTCTTGGAACCGTATTCTAATGTTCTAAATCTCCAATCTAGCAATACATTCGTCACGCCTTACATTGCAGTCGGTGGAGTGTATCCGTTAGTTGCAATGACCTCAAACAGTTCAAGTCCACATGTAGCATCTGCAAGTTCCGAAAATTCAGTCGATTGGCAGGCATGGAAAGCATTTAATAAGGTTACAGGGGATGATGGTTGGCAGACAGTAAGTGCTTATAATTCATCCGATGGTAGTTATTCAGGTAGTACATCAACAACATATGATGGAAGTTCAACAGTAAACGGTGAATGGATACAATTACAATTTACAACAGGTATACTTTTGAGCGAATTAGAAATTGCACCCAGAACAGGTTATTTGAGTAGTTGCGCTAGTGATGGTATACTTTTAGGTAGTAACGATGGTTCAACGTGGACGAGTATACGTAGCTTTTCTGGTATCCCCACAAGCTCATACAATGCTGGAGATTACGTTAGTTTCACGGCCGCAGCATCATCTGTTTATACATATTTCAGGTTAGTTGTTACGAAATTAACAGGTACTGGTAATACTACACTAAATATCGGTGAAATACGATATACTGAATATACTGCATATGAAAATTATGTATATTACACGGGTAATGTGGCTATAGGTACATCATCTACGGCATCTTATACACTTGACGTTACAGGTGATATAAACTTTACAGACATATTATATTTAAATGGCAGTACAGGTACTGTAGGTCAAGTACTCACATCGAGTGGAGCGGGTAGTGTACCTACATGGGCATACGTGTCTCAAGTTGGTTCCGGACAACTCCTTACCGCGGGTTCCGGTTTAAGTGGTGGAAATTACAACGGGTCTTCTGCAGTAACATGGACAGCAGACTTCAGTGTCGTCGCATCAACTTCAAATTTAAATAGTAACGTCTCGAGGATAAGTACTTTGGAAAATGATCTTACAGATAATGTTGTTAGAATAGGTAACTTGGAATCGAACTTGACGGATAATTCAAATAGAATTACGATCGTCACAGATGATCTTACAGATAATGTTGTTAGAATAGGTAACTTGGAATCGAACTTGACGGATAATTCAAATAGAATTACGAACGTCACAGATGATCTTACAGATAATGTTGTTAGAATAAGTAACTTGGAAGGTGAAACTCAACCAGTAAACCGAGGTGGTACAGGTATTACAAGTTACACAACAGGTGATATACTCTATGCATCCGGGGCTACAACTCTTTCTAAATTATTAGCGGGAAACAACGGTGAAGTACTTACATCGAGTGGAACGGGTAGTGCACCAACTTGGACCAATAGATTATGGTCATCTGGTACAGGTACAGAGATATACTATACTAGTGGTAATGTCGGTATAGGAACATCAACACCATCTTATAAACTTGACGTTGTGGGTGATATATATGCATCTGGAAACGTTACTGCGTATTCTGATATGAGAAGTAAGAAAAATCTTAAAATTATAGAAGATCCAGTTTCTAAAATAGAAAAAATAAATGGGTACACGTATGAAAAAGATGGTATAGCATATACAGGTTTAGTTGCTCAAGAATTACTCGAAGTGTTACCAGAAGCTGTATCTGGTTCAGAAGAGTTAGGGTATGGTATAGCTTATGGGAACATGGCAGGTATATTCGTAGAAGCTATAAAAGAACTTAACTCTAAAATAAAAGCACTTGAAAATAAATTAAGTGAGTTTCAAAACACAAGGTAAATTGCCGGTTGATTATCAGCTTATTACCATTTCTAACGTCAGTGTATATTCAAACATTAACATAGTATCTGAACTATACACCGAACTCAAAAAAGGGTACGAAACGTTCGTGGATAACGTTTAATTTAATACTTATTTTCTACCATTCTGGAAAAGTCACAATGGTAGAAAGTTTACTTTTACTTTCGTGGGAGTGAATCCATAATCGCTAAGGTAATAACACCTGCGATGAAAAACAATACGACATAATTACACTCTGTATCCTCTCTACCAGTAGAAATTTTAATTTTCTCCTGGACTGGGACTGATACCTGCTGTGAAGGTCTCGGCCTTTCAATAGGATCTTCATCTAAAGGACAATAGCCTATCATTTATACTATATTTTACAAATTAATTTCAACCGTTTTTTTCTTCCTTCCACGTTTAGCCTTGGTCTGAGTAACTTTCACTTCTCTCAATTCGTCACCTTCACCTTCGTCGTCACCTGTAGCTGGTGCTTCAGCAATATCCGAAACATCGTCATCATCGTCATCGTCGTCTACGCTAAGTGGTTCCTGTGGTGCAATACTTGTTGTGTTCATAGGTGGTTGTGGAGGCATCATGATATTACCCATGAGGCTTGAAATATCAAACCCTGGTCCCTGCATTTCTCGTCGTTCACCATTCTCCGGAGTCTGCTGCTGTTGTGATTTTGGAATTGTATTCTGAACCGCGGACATCATGTTCTGAACAAGTTCTGGGTTCTGTTTGATGACATCGTTCATGTTCGGCATGACTGATTTGAACATGCTATTCGTTAAATGGAACATCATCGCCGAACCACCAAGCATCATGATAAGTTTTACCTCAGGAGCAACATGCATTTTGGTTCTATATTTTACGTATAACTCTTCAAAAACCTCGTCGTAATCGTCGACGTTTTCCATGACATTCTCAGACCATCCATCGAGTTGAATTTCGAATGGGTTATACTTTTTATTCAAAAACTCAAGACCTGTTGTACACGCAATAAGCATACGTCTCGAGAACTTAATTGATTTATCAACGTCTATGCTATACGTTATACGTTTAACTTCGTTTCTAAGTTCATCTATGGGGGAATAAACATTTAAACGTTTGTTCACAGTAAACCCCTTTTTTTCCAAACGCCCGAGTTTATTAACAAGGTCCGCTTTCTCTTCATCTATTGTCTTAAAACCAGGTGATGGTTTTTCTTCTTCATATTCCGTGGAATACTCCATTTCTGGTTCTGGTTCCTCATCATATTCACCATAATCAACTGGGGCTTCTTGTGGAGGTGCCGATGGTGCCATTTGTTTATTTGGATTTGCAAATGAATCTATGTCTTCCTGGAAAACTTGAGGTTGTGGTGCTGTAAACTGCGTCTTCATACGCGCAATTTGTTTTTTCACAGGCTGGGATCTAGGAACTTCAATTTCTATTTCATTCATCAAAGCCTGTTCACTATCATCAAGTTTCATGATATTTGTATCTCTACGATCAAGAATAATCTCTCCGTCCATTACTCTTTATATTGAAACTATTCTATTCTCTTTAACGCACTTTATAAAAAATGTTGTTTCAATATAAATGAAACTCAACGCCACCAACAGAAACACGATCAAAGCTATCGTTATTGTTATTGCTCTCTTGGTTGTCCTTTCCATGTTAAGAACTAGTGGATACCAGGCTAAAGAAATTACTATTGAACCATTGAACACGGGTTCCCTTTTCGACATTCCATCTTCAGAAGAATGTTTGAATTCCGCTTACTATTCGAATAGTGTTGGTGGTGTATGCAACGGTCAGAAGCTCGTTCAAGAACAAGCGAGTTATAAAATGAAGTAAAATCTCCAGTATATATAAATGGCTTTAGTGACTAGTCAATCAACCTTACCCGATTTCGAATGCGAACACCATACGGTTGTACTCGATAACCTAGACAGCGGTATTAATAAAACCGATTTCAAATTGTATTTACCAACCCCACTCGAGAACGTTGTCCAGGCACAGTTAATAGCGGCAAGTATTAACACTATTGGTGATAGTCAAAGGTGTATACACATAGGTATAGAAGAACTCAAAACGTACTTCAGTCAACGTGGTAAAAACGATCTCGATGACGCAGATAATCACTTAAACGGTGTATTTGGTACGATCGTATGTGAACACAAATTACACGCGTCTTCAGGTGCTCAAAAAGCCGTATTTTTTAGAAACGAGTATCCAATCATTCAACAATACTATAATCCCATTCGAAAGATCGATAGATTGACATTCAATTTAGATAAACAGGACGGTGCAGCGGCAGACTGTGGCGACGCAGTTTTTGTTTTTAGATTTGTATGCAAAAAAAGAAATTTGCCATATGAATAATTTCAGGTCATTTTTTAACCTTTACTTATTATAAATGTCATCAGGTATTATTCAACTCGTTGCAGTAGGTGCTCAAGATGAATACATCACAGGTTCTCCAGAAGTAAGTTTTTTTATATCGTCATTTAAAAGACACACAAATTTTTCTCAGGTCATCGAACCACAGCTTATACAAGGTAATCCCAGTGCAGGATCCATGTCATCCATCACATTCGAAAGAAATGGTGATATGTTAGGATATACATATCTCGCTATAGATAATAACACAGAAGCTCTTGATATACAGAATTGGGATACACTTATAGATAAAGTCGAACTTCTTATTGGTGGTCAGGTTATAGATACCCAGGACGCCATTTTTA